AATAATACCGCCATGATGTTTAACAATCCATGAGGGTCACCGTTTTTCACTTGATTCATTGCCTTGTCGTATTGCGCCGCCATTGTAAACTCAAGTAGCGTGGATTTTTCCATCAACCTTTCTGGAAGGGTGTAAACCTTACCGTTAAAATCGTACAGTTGCTTATATTTTGTTTCGGCTGGTGTGTTGATGGCGTTCATTATCTTACTGTAAATGAATACAAGGTATTTTAATTCTAAGCTATCCGCCACTTTGCCAAAGCAAGCATCAAGGGGAATGCCTGTAAAATAGTTTACCACCTTTGCCATGTATGGGTATCTTTCTTTTGCCTCCCAGACTTCGTCCATGATTTCCAACCGTGTTGTAAGTTGTTTATCAAGTTCATTCCATTGGCTTATTAATGATGGTAAAAAACGTCTTACATTATCTTTTACTTCCTGTTCTTGCAATATTTTACCTAAGTCACAAACAACGTCTATTTGTTCAGCATTTTTTGTATAAACTTTTAACTTCTTTGCATACGGTAAAATCTTTTGATAAACCGCGTCCCGTTCATTCATGTATTGAATGGCTTCTAATTCAACCTTTGGATGTTCGGGCAAAAGGAACTTGGCAAAGTAGATGTATTGTTCCAAAGTAATATCCGAAGCCGTCTCAGGATAATTATACTTAATTTGTTTGTTTCCGATGTTAAATATTACCATTATCTTTTCCTTGCTTTTTTGGTTATCACGGGAATATTATCAGCCAATAAATCGCCATTGGTTTCGGTTGTTGTTGGCACAAAAGGAACTGGTTCTGCTTTGGCATGGCTAACTAATGGAAGCGACGGCGGTCGTGACCACTCCCGTTTGATTCCATTCCCTGTGAGTTTTACGGCTTTTTCAAGGTGTCCTCGCATTTGCAAGTATTTCTTTCTTTGCATTGGCTTATCAATGATTTCTTGCGTAATCTTTTCGATTAAGTCAATAATGATTAACGCCTTTTCTTTATCTGTCATTTGTCTTTTTTATACGTTTTGTTGTAATATTGTTCAGGTTCATGCTTTAATGCCCATCCATGATATAAATTTCCTTCTTTAAAAGCCTCTGTTATCTGCTCCTTTTCCATTTCTTTAGATGTTTTTATTGCATCTAATAATAGAATAAGATGATTCTCGTCAATGTCAAAAATTTTTACAATTTCATTAAACTTTATTAATAAAAATTCAACCGCCGTTTGTTTTTCCATTTTCATTTTAATTAAATGCAAGTAAATCGCTGCCTTGCGCCAGCCTTGAAAATATATACCTAAGGGAATCGCACCCGTGGTTATCTGCATCTAAGGGCGTGGAAGATTTGCGGTCGTTCCAAATGTAATTCCTTAATTCATGTTTTAAATTATACGACTCAGGCGTTACAACAATGGTATAATCCAACATTTTCTTTATCCCTTCCACGATTGACCCAGCCCCTTTGTCTGCCTTTTGCACATTCAAGCCCCGTTGTTGTAAAGCCTCAATCAAACGTGGTTCACTTGTGTCCGCAATAACCATAGCGTTGGGACTAACATAATGGTTCATTTGCTCAATAACTGCCTCGTATGAAAGCGATTGTTTATAAATGATTTCCTCAACGTATATTTTCTTTGCCCCTTTGTCAACTGCTACCTTGACAAGTGCCAACGGGTCGGGGTAAAAGCCGAAATCTAAGCCGTAACCAAAAGGTAGGCTAATGTCAAAAGCACCCTCAACCCAGTTGTCAAATATCACCCCTTGTTTTTTATCCAGCCATTTACCTAAAAACCTATGAGCGTAAGCATCAATATTCTGTTCCTTAATACTTTTAATCCTATATAAATAGTCCTCTGATAGATTATTTATGTTATCTAAATATGTTGTGTGAATATGAGTAACGTCTTGATGTGTTGAAATAGGTATCATTTGCCCGTCAATCGTTTCCATGCGATGCGACTTTGCAAACCAGCGTTTCCAAATCCAATGTTCTACATCTTGTGGATTCATTACCAAAATAACAATGTTAGGTACATTAGGCATACGAATTGATTCATCAATGGTATTAAAGTCTTTTTCGTCTACAAATTCTTCAGCCTCATCTACGATAAAAACATTTAATGAAGGAATTGATTTTAACTTTGCCGTTTGGTTTCCAGAACTTGTTTTAATGCCTGAGAATATTATTTCGCTGCCCGTTGCTTTGTGTGCTATTTTTGAATTCGTCATTTGAAATTCATTACCGACGCCGAGCAAGTCAATCTTTTCACGAAACTCAGGTATTACTGAAATATTAGCAGATGATAGCGTATAACGGGTATATAACATTTTCCAATTATTATAAGCCAAAAGCATATTGCAAGCCCACAAGCCAACGGTAAATGACTTAGCTGAACCCCGACCTCCTGTTATAATAAAATACCTTGTTTTTGGATTCCAAAGAACTTGATATTTATCATTCACCTTTATTTGCATTAGATGTAAATATTATTGTTGGAACAGTTACTTTATCGCCCTGTGTAGTTATATCAATGTCTTGCTTGGCTTTACCATAGGCACGGTCAAGAAGCAACTGAGCCGCCTTTATATCGCCCTTTGTTGCCATGTCTCTTAATTTCATAATAATTGCCTCAGCCGCCGTAATGCCGTTCTTTTCGTCGCCCATTACATTGGTCATAATAAGGTCAAGTGCTGGAAGCTTCTTAGGGCGTCCGTTGGGGTTGCCTGTCTCTCCTTTCTTCCAACGTGGTTCAATCTTTCCTCTTCCTCCCATTTCGTTGTTATTTCGTTGTTATTTCGGTGTCCAAGACTGTGAAAAATCTTTATCTTTAAATATTTCGCTTTTTGGTATTCCAGCCCTAAACAACAATCTTACAACTTCTTCTTTTTCCATTTTAAGACGCTTCATTATTTCCTGTCCATCTAATCCATTTTTAACCATATCCGTAATGATATTTGACATTTCCAAAACTCCATGTGTTCCCCTTGCTCTATTATGCCTTATAGTTGCCATTTGCTGCTGGTTTGCGTCTTTTGGTGTTATCATGACCGTTGGAACATTTCCGTCTGTCAAACTATAAATTTCCTTGTGTCCTGAAACTGTCCATCTATGAAACCCATCAACAATGGTAAAATCTGGATTTATTACTATTGGCTGTGTCCAACCATCTTCAAGAATTGAAATTTTTAGTAATTCAAGTTCAGGAGGTGCGACCTTGTTAGGGTTGTAATTATTTGGTTTTAATATATCTCTATGAATCCAATTAATAGAGTCAAGAGGTTGTTTAGTTTTATTCATATCGAATATTTATTGATGAGTGATCTATTACATTTTTTACTGAGCCAAATTGTTTTATTTCAGCTATCCTTTCTTTTTCTGTCCTTCTTTCAGAATTATACATGAATTTTAATATTTGTATATCTTTATCAGTTTTACATATTTTTTTTTCTAATGTATTAATAAATTCTTCTCTAATAGCTAAAGTCTCTTTTAATTTAAATTCTTCTTCAATATTTATAATCGGAAATCTATATTTTGCATTATCATTAATTATAGCTTTATTTAATACTTTTACTGCTTTTATAGGTCTTCCCATTTCCCAATATTCATAATTATTTAATTCTAAATATATATATTGTTTGGAGTAGAATCTTTTTACTTTTCCATAATTTCTTATAACGTTTATAAAAATTTCAAATTCATTGCTATTACACTTATCTTTAGTAGTGTAATAATGTGGAAATGTTTCTGAATAGGTTTTAGCATAAACAAATTCTTGTTTGCTAATCCAATCTTTTGCCCAATTAATATTCATTATTTATATAATTTAATTGCTTCATCTAATGTAATGCCTAATTTTTCTCTTACTTTTACTGCCTCATTTAATAATACATTACTCATTCTACCTTTAAAATCACCTCTAATAGCAATAGTGCATAACCATTTCCATGATATACCTGATATTGGATGTGAAATGTTATCATCAATTATTTGCGATGTTTTTTTATAATGGCCTTTTATATATGCATTAATATTTTTTTTAACTGTATTTTTTGAATCATGATCGTAACTATCTAATACAACATTCAAATAATTTTGCCATGTTAAATTATCTGGTTTAGATTTTGCGCTACTGTATAATTCAGTGTTTCCATATCTCCATGCAGTTGCAACGCCTTCTACTCTATTAAGCATTTTATGCCATAATTCTGGAAAGCATTGTGCATATATCCATAATCCTCTTAATGGTTCTTCTCCATATGGTGGACATACTCTTTGTTGCAAAAAATTGTTAAATAATTTAGTTTGGTTAAAAATATCATATGTTCTATTGTAGTCCCAATCAAACTTATTTACTGCTAACCAAACATCTTCGCTGCTCCAGTCATATATTGGAAATACCCTGTATTGATTTTGTCCTGCTTCACATTTTGAATTTATATATGAATCATTTTTTTTCTTTGCAATCACCTGATATCTTCTAAGGCTTTCTTGTGTTCTTATTCCAGTAAGCATTGCAATTTTACCATCTTTTTTATCATATAAATATGGTCCAAATTCTTGAAATGACATTCCTTTTTTAAATTT